GAGAAACACGCTGTTTAGCGGCGCTATAGCACATGTAGGTTGATAAACCCTACACTGACTTATGATAAGTCAACCGCTTGCATATGTGGAATATGCAAGTGCCCCGGTCTGCTACCGTTAGATACGTTTTAAGAGCTATTTATGCTAATTTTAACGTGTCGTAAATTAATACCGTCAGTAGGAATTTCCTAAGAAATTTCGGATTTACCTCCGAAGGTCCTGACTAAAATTAAGTATTACAAATAACACAAGCGCACCGACTCAAGAGCTAATGAATCTTACTAAAGATCATTGTTCCAATAGAGTCTCTCAGTTATCTTGAGATTAATGTCCCTAGGATAATATCCCCTAGGAATCTCAGATATTCTACTAAGTTCTGATAGTGGCTTCATACTAATATCCTTACATCTGGATAAATACTTTCCGCACCAATTTTGGACGATGTCCCTCCCCTTAGAATCGATAAATCGACTGAGGATTTCCGTGGGTAAACCAGCTATTACACTGGAATCATAAAACGGACCAAGCAACTTCTGTTGAAGAAATTCAAGTTCTAACTCATAATTCGCCTCTCTTCTAGCTTTTTCAGCTAAATATTGAGGTTTCAAATGGGCTTTATACTTTTGTTGATTTCTCTTCCAGGCTTTTTCAAACATATCGGTTCGATACCGATAAAGTGCTTTAAAGTCAGAAATGTGATCATTGAATTTCAATTCTTCATCTTGATTAAATCGAATAGGAATTGTCCTTACAAATTTACACAGGTTGGGTCTTCGAGACCAAAAAAGGTGCTCCAAGTAGTCTTTGTCCCCTTGACAGTTGTGAATACTATCAAGGTTGCTTCGCATGGAAGGGACTTCACAGATGAGCAAATCACACTCTTTGATCGCTTGATCAATACTGGTTCTCCAAGTGAGAACCTCCTTATCGTCAATAAACGTTTTCCCTTTTCTTCTTCCACATATCATTCCGAAAGGAACCCATCCAATCTGTTTTACGGACCTTACATAAGGCTCGAATTCAGAGAAAGTGGACTCCAATCCTGGATTCAGACCGATTTCACGAGAGTGAAACTGATCGTCGGCATCCATGATGACTGTAGGAGGAGAGAAAGAATCTATCTTCGGACAAAACAGTTCAGAATTAATCTGAACCACCGTATCCGTAAAAAGATTCTTTCCCGGAGAGGGAAAAAACCCAAAACGAGATATCTGGCTATACCAGACATCATAAAACTCTCTGCTTGCGCAGAAAGCAATATCGTCACCGTTTATCAAGACATTAGGGAGGGGCTCAGAGTCCCGTACCACATGAGTTGGATTTGAAAGGCCTGCAACACAGGAGTCAATATATTGACTGTCCGACATAGTCTGTCTAATGTCGGATCCTATAAGGAATTCAGAGTGAGACCACTGAAAAATTAGATCATTTGCAATGCAAAGTATCGGAAAAGAGAGGACATGGCCCATTAACTGACCATTTTCTTGTTTTACTCTCGACACCATGTCTCCACCTAAAGGAGTACATGAGCGATAATTTCCAAAGGCGGCCAAGAGGTCACCTTCTATCTGGTCCCTAGGACGCGAGATAGGCTCAAAACCATAACATACTAACGAATGACAAAAACCTTCGATTATCTCCTCAACTTTCTCCTTCGGGAAATTCTTCAGTAAAAAACGAAGAATTAGCTTACTTAAAGAGCTGATGAGATTATCTGTGGCACCTCTATAGTCTCCGGAGACGAACTTAAAGCCCGACCGCCAAGAATTGCACATCCACTGGATGTCAGCTTCTTCGACAGGCCGGCCAATTAGTCGGAACTTCGACATCTTTTTCAATTTCTTCCAAAAGAATTTTTGAATAGGATTAAGACCAATATAGGCACCAACTGAAGGTTTTGTTATGATGCGACCCTTTAAGGGTTCGAGGATAACACATGGTTGAACCTCGTTAAGCATAGGGTAGTTTTGGTAAATCGACTCGAGAACTTGTCGATTTGACGGAAATGAAGTATACAAGGGTACAAAAGAACGTTCAGAAGAAATGAGGAAACCAAGACGATGATACTGAGTTATGCTTTCGGCATAACCAACGAAGTACTCTATCTTGGGCACACTCCAATGCTGCTTACAAAACTTCAAGCCACAATTAACTAGTGACTCAAGTAAACCGATGTCTTCACAGACTCGATTTGGATTCTGCTCTTTCGAGAATCCTGTAAACTGCATGGTAGTGTGCCCAGGACAGGGCACTTTTTGTATAAAGGGATCTCCCTTTTCAATATCAAAATCCTGGTCTCTCCATATCGACTGACCAATTTGTCCTCCTCTAGCCCGTGATTCTTGACAGGTGCTGTTCATTGACAATGAACCTCTTTCTGGAAACTTAACCTCAGATTGATTATAAATCACTGAAGAATATTGATCCTCTAATATATGAGAAAAGAACATGACCTCTGAAGGTTCAAGTTCCCGCATTTTAGTCCCGAGGGCCTTAGCATGATCCAATAAGGAATCATCTATTCGGTCTGGACGAATGGGAAGAAGAGACTTCTTCAATCCCTGATATAGAG